GCGATCACGTCGGCAATGCATGCCGCCGGCCGCGACTTTCAGGCCGCGTTCACGATCGCCTGCTTCGATTCGATGCCGAGGGTGAACCTGAACCTGGCGGGGCGGTCACCCTCGCCGGCGCATGATGTCTACAATCTCAGCGACCGCCAGCTCGCCGCGCGCGAGCGCGTGGCGCGCGCGATCGAAGCGCTCGGCGGTCACGGCTCGCCCGCGGGTTCGTGCGTCTGGCACGTCGTGGGCATGCAGACATCCGTCCGCGAGTGGGCGCTCCGGCAGGGCTGGGGTGGAAGGCCGGTGCGCCAGGAGAGCGCGCAAGGAATCCTCGTTGCTGCGCTTGGCGTCCTTGCGAAGCACTTCGGCATCCGCGAATCAGGCGAGCGGCGCTGTGCTTGAAGCAAATGCTGCTGATGCAGCGGCGCTCACGACATTCACGAGTCGCATCAATGGCTTGCAGACAAAATGCACGCTGCGATCGTTTTCGGATTGACCGGTGACCGATGCAAGTCCTAGCGTTCAATCACGGTGCCGAGTTGCGCGAGAGACCGAGACGGCAAAGACGTTGCGGCAATCGCGGGTCCTCCCTGACCGAGAATGGTATGCGGGGGGCGATGGCCCGAAATTTCGCCACCGCCAGCCCGAAAATCTGAGTTACCAGTTACCGCGCAAGGTTGGCGCTTCCGTGCGCCACAGGCGCGAAACGGCGCGCGTTTCCCGCCAGTCCGCCTGGTAACCGCGGGGCGGTAACTCGCGCCACGGTTACCGCCTACGGGACTTCCCCAAACACGGACCACATGACGCCGCGACTGCCCGATGCGGTCGAGCACTGGCCGCTCGACCGGCTGATCCCGTACGCGCGCAATGCCCGCACGCACGACGACCAGCAGGTCGCGCAGATCGCGGCCTCGATCATCGAGTTCGGCTGGACCAACCCCATCCTGGTCGACGCGGAGGGCGGGATAGTCGCCGGTCATGGCCGACTGCTTGCCGCGCGCAAGCTTGGCCTCGACACGGTGCCCGTCGTTGTCCTCGACCACCTGACACCAGCCCAGCGACGCGCCTACGTCATCGCCGACAACAAGCTCGCGCTCAACGCCGGCTGGAACGAGGAACTGCTCGCAGCCGAGCTGCATGCGCTCAACGGCGAGAGCTTTGACCTCGCGCTTACCGGCTTCACGGAGAGCGAACTCGATGCGCTGATGGCGCCGCTCGCCGACGAAGCGGAAGCGGATGAATCCACGGGCGACGATGCCCCCGACCAAATGCCTTCAGCCTCGCGCGACCCGGTCACTCGCGCGGGCGATCTCTGGCTGCTCGGCAAGCATCGGCTCCTCTGTGGCGACAGCACCGATGCGTCGACTCTGACGCGCGTGATGGACAGCGAGCGCGCAGCGCTCGTGTTCACGTCGCCGCCCTACGGCAACCAGCGGGACTACACCACCGGCGGCGTGGGTGACTGGGATATGCTGATGCGCGGTGTTTTCGCGGCCCTGCCGGTCACGGACTCGGCTCAAGTTTTGGTCAATCTTGGTCTGGTTCACCGTGACAACGAGTGGCAGCCCTATTGGCAGGTCTGGCTCGACTGGATGCGCCAGCAGGGCTGGCGCCGTTTCGGGCTCTACGTCTGGGACCAGGGCCCGGGATTGCCAGGCGATTGGAACGGACGCTTGGCGCCGGCCTTCGAGCTCGTCTTCCACTTCAATCGCAAGGCACGCAAGCCGAACAAGATCGTGCCTTGCAAGTGGGCGGGCCACGTCAACGACACGCACGGCGGCATCCGCCACAAGGACGGCCATGTCGGCGAATGGACGCATGCGGGTCAGGGCGTCCAGGAGACACGGATCCCAGACAACGTAATCCGTATTACGCGCCACAAGGCGCGTGGCATCGAGACTGAACATCCCGCAGTGTTTCCGGTCGCGCTGCCCGAGTTCTTGATGCGCGCCTACAGCAACGAACGCGACATCGTTTACGAGCCGTTCGCCGGCTCGGGCACAAGCATCATCGCGGCAGAGCGCACCGGCCGGCGCATGAGGGCGATTGAGATTGCGCCCGAATACGTCGACGTCGCGCTCCGCCGGTGGCGCAAGCTCTTTCCTGACCAGCCAGTGAAACTCGATGGCGAAGGCCAAACCTTCGAAGCGGTCGCGCACCAGCGCGGGGTCGCAATCCCGGCCGACGACTGAGGCGCTACTGGTCGAGAGCTGGCCGATCGAGCGGCTGCTGCCGTATGCGGCGAATGCGCGGACGCATCCCGACGAACAGGTGGCGCAGATCGCCGGCTCGATTGCGGAGTTCGGCTTCAACGTGCCTTGCCTGGTCGACGAACGTGGCGTCCTGATCGCCGGCCACGGCCGCGTTCTCGGTGCCAAGCGGCTTGGTCTGCAGCAGGTGCCCGTCATCCGGCTCGGCCATCTGACCGACGCCCAAGCGCGCGCGTTCCGGCTTGCCGACAACCGGATCGCGCTCAATGCCGGCTGGGACGATGAGCTGCTGTCGGCCGAGCTCGAGCGGTTGAAGGAGGACGGCCTCGACTTGAGCCTCCTGGGCTTTGCCGAGGACGAACTCAACCGTCTGCTCGACGGCCTCGACGAGCCTGGGGCAACCGAGGAAGAGGACCAGGTCCCGGAGCCACCGAGCGAGGCAGTGACGCGTCCGGGCGACCTCTGGTTGCTTGGATCGCATCGCGTGCTGTGCGGCGATGCGACCGCCGCGACAGACGTCGAACTGCTGCTCGAAGGCGCCCGACCGCACCTGATGGTGACAGACCCGCCATACGGGGTCGAATACGACCCGAACTGGCGGAACGAGTCGGGCGTGTCGGTGACAGCACGCACCGGCAAGGTCAACAACGACGACCGCGCCGATTGGCGCGAGGCCTGGAGCCTGTTCCGGGGCGAGGTCGCCTACGTCTGGCACTCAGGCATCCACGCGCGCACGGTGGCCGAGAGCCTCGACGCGTGCGGCTTCCATATTCGGACGCAGATCATCTGGGCGAAGCCTCGCCTGGTGCTGGGCCGCGGCGATTATCACTGGCAACACGAACCGTGCTTCTACGCGGTGCGCAAGGGGGCAACCGGCCACTGGCAGGGCGCGCGCGATCAGTCGACACTTTGGACCATCGGTACCGGCGAGCACGACGAGGCCACGGAGCACGGTACGCAGAAGCCGGTCGAGTGCATGCGCCGGCCGATCGTCAATAACAGCGCCAAGAGCGATCTCGTCTATGAACCTTTCGCAGGATCCGGTTCGACATTGATTGCGGCGGAGTCCGTCGGCCGCGTCTGCCTCAGCATCGAAATCGACCCACGCTACTGCGATGTGACTGTCGAACGATGGCAACGTCACACTGGTGGCATGGCGACCCTCGCGAAGGATGGGCGCAGTTTCGATGCGCTGAAGGACGAGCGAACGAGCAGGTGAACGGCAAAGCGCCGCCGGTCCGCCCGGCGGCGCTTGATCGTTCGACGAGGTCAGGCCGCGATGCGGTAGACGCGCCCGCGACCCTCGACCTTCTCCGACTGCACGTCCAGGCCGAGCTTCTTCTTGAGTGCGCCGGCGATCGCGCCGCGTACCGTGTGCGCCTGCCAGTCGAATTTCTTCACGATCTCCTCGATCGTGGCGCCATCAGGACTCTTGAGCATCTCGATGAGCTGGGCCTGCTTGCTGTTCGCGCGCGCTGGGGCTGGCTTGTCCCTTGACTTGTCGGTCTTGCGCTTCCGCTGCGTACCGGTATCCGCCTCAGCGGATACGTCATTGGTACCGCTCTCGGCGCTGGATTCATCCTGAGCGATGCCGAGAGCTTCGAATGCCGCCGGCGTGGCGCGCAGCGTCAGACGGCCTTTCTTCTTGTGCTCGCGCCACACGGTGTCCTTGGGCTTCGCCTGCACCTCTTCAATGAAGCCTTTGTTCAGGAGACTGCCGAGGACCTTCGCGGCCGCGGCTCCTGGAAGCTTGGTGGTGAGGGGATAGACGGATCGGTCCGCCCGTTGGCAGGCAGCACCGAGAACGACAGCTTGGGAATCGGAAAGTCGCACCATGATCTGGCTCCTTCGTAGTCGGGCCGCGACCATCGCGGCCCTTCTACGACCTCGAGCCCCGCATGGAGCGAGGCGGAGCCAAGCGGCAGAGATGCAAGTCAGTTTCGGCGGGACAGCACGCGGTCCATGGATTGCTGGAAGCTTTCGTTGGGGAGCGCAGTCTCTGCCGCGTGCCGGATCGCGCCGAAGATGACGAGCTGCACTCGTCTAACTGCCTGTTCGAGTGTCTCTCCGGGCAGAATTTCGGCGCCGCAATTCGCGAGGAATTTTCGGAGCGCCGGCTCGCGCGTGGCAGCAACGCGGTTGCGAATCTCAGCTGGTGACAGTCCGCTCCAGTCTTCCATGGCGATGGTCCTTTTAGAGTCACGCGCTCGCTTCGGCCATGATCTCGCAATCGGTGACGAAGCCGACGAGGTAGGGCAGCCCGCGCGGGATGCCGGTCTCGCGTGACGTGCGGCGATCGATCGTCCACGTCATCCACCGCTCGATCGCGGCACTGATGGCGTCGACAAGGCTGCGCCCTTCGAATAGTCCGTTGGCTACATCGTCCGCGAAGTGCCGGCCGTGGCGACTATCAAGGAAGTCTCGGACGCCTTCATCGGCGCAGCCCGTGGCGGTCGCGATGGCGCTAAAGGCGATCGGCCAGGCGTGCTCGGGATCGGCGTGGTGGCGCATGGTGCCCCAGAAGCCCCAGGCTTCGTTCTGTGTGGCCAAAATCTTGTTCATGGCGCTCTCCGTTTTGATGACGCCATACACGCGCTGCTCTCGGCGGGAGCCAAGTCAATAATCGCGCCCACTACATCTTTTTTTGCGGCATGTCGCGGTGCAAACTGGCCCTGACCTGAATGGGAATCTCGATCCGCGCTTACGCCAAGGTGCGCGGTGTAAGCCACGTCGCCGTGCTCAAGGCCGCGAAGGCCGGGCGCATCCCGCTTGAGCCCGACGGCACGATCGATCCCGCGAAGGCCGATGCCGCCTGGCAGCGTTCCACCGATCCCGTTCGCGGGAAGGCCAAGTCGAAGCCAACGAGTCCAACCGATAAGCTGCGTCCGGTCGCGGAAGCCGCGCTCGGCTCCGTGCGCGACACGCTGAAGGAGCAAGGTCTCCCGGCGGGCGGGAGCGTCACGTTCGTCCAGGCGCGCACCGCGCACGAGATCGCCAAGGCGCATCTCGCGCGGCTGCGACTGCAGCGCATGAAGGGCGAGCTGGTGGATCGCGCACGCGCCACTGCTCTGGTGTTCAGGCTGGCGCGCGAGGAGCGCGACGCCTGGCTCAACTGGCCCGCGCGGGTTGCGGCCCTGATCGCGGCCGACCTCGGCGTGGAGGCACACGCGGTCCAGAAACTCATCGAAACACATGTCCGCGGTCACCTCGCCGAACTCGCCGAGATTCGAGCCGAGTTCCGGTGACCTGTTCGCCTTCGACGGCGCGGAAGAGCTGAGCCAAGCCTGGCGCGACGGGCTCACGCCAGACCCGGCGCTCACGGTTTCCGAGTGGGCGGATCGCCATCGGGTGCTCAGCCCTCGCGCGTCAGCCGAGCCAGGACGCTACCGCACTGATCGCACGCCCTACATGCGGGCGATCATCGACGCGCTGTCGCCCACGCATCCGGCACGCCGCATCGTCGTAATGAAGTCGGCGCAGGTCGGCTTCACCGAAGGCGGCAACAACTGGATCGGCTACGTCATCCATCATGCGCCGGGACCGATGCTCGCGGTGCAGCCGACCGTCGAGCTCGCCAAGCGCTTCTCGCGCCAGCGCATCGATCCGCTGGTCAACGAGAGTCCCGCGCTGCGCGAGCGGGTGAAGCCCGCGCGCTCGCGCGATGCCGGCAACACGGTGCTGTCCAAGGAGTTCCCGGCAGGACTCCTCGTCATCACCGGCGCGAACAGCGCGGTCGGTTTGCGCTCGATGCCGGCGCGTTACCTGTTCCTCGACGAGGTCGACGCCTATCCGCCATCGGCTGACGAGGAAGGCGATCCGGTCGCGCTCGCGGAAGCTCGCACGCGCACCTTCTCGTGGCGCTCGAAGGTGCTGCTCGGCTCGACCCCGACCATCCACGGGTTGTCGCGGATCGAGCGCGAGTACGAGACCTCGGACCAGCGCCGCTACTTCGTGCCATGCCCTCATTGCCGGGCAATGCAGTGGCTGAAGTTCGAGCGGTTGCGTTGGGAGAAAGAGAAGCCCGAGAGCGCACATTATTCATGCGAGTCCTGCGACGGGCGCATTGAGGAGCACCACAAGACGGCCATGCTCGAGGCCGGCGAGTGGCGCGCGACCGCGGAAGCGCAGGACCCCGGCACGATCGGCTTTCATGTCTCGGCGCTCTATTCGCCGGTTGGCTGGCTGTCATGGGAGAACATCGCGCGCCTTTGGGAAGCGGCCACCACTGACGAGGCGAAGCGCAGCTTCAAGAATAGCGTGCTCGGCGAGACCTGGGTCGAGACCGGCGAGGCGCCGGACTGGCAGCGGCTCTATGAGCGCCGAGAGTCCTGGCAGATCGGAGTCGTGCCGAGCGGCGGACTGTTCCTGACGGCGGGCGCCGACGTCCAGAAGGACCGCATCGAGGTCGACGTCTGGGCCTGGGGCAGAGGTCTCGAAAGCTGGCTGGTCGACCACATCGTGGTCGAAGGCGGACCCGAGCAGGCCGGGACCTGGGAAGAGCTCGGGGGGCTACTCGACCGGACCTGGCCGCATGCACACGGCACCCGGGTCGGCATTGCGAAGCTCGCGATCGATACCGGGTACGAGGCGCCCGCCGTCTACACGTGGGCGCGCCGCGCAGGCTTTGCGCAGGTCGCGCCGATCAAGGGCGTCGAAGGCTTCAACCGGGCAGCACCGGTCATCGGACCGACTTACGTCGACGTCAGCGAAGGCGGCAAGAAGCTCCGCCGCGGCGCGCGGCTGTGGACGATCGCGGTTGCGACGTTCAAGAGCGAGACCTACCGCTTCCTGCGTCTGGCGGCACCAACGGACGAAGAGATCGAAGCCGGCGCACGCCATCCCGCAGGCTTCGTCCACCTGCCGCGCGGCGCGGAAGCAGAATGGGTCAAGCAGCTCGTCGCCGAGCAACTGGTCACCGTCAAGACCAAGCGTGGTTTCACCCGGCTCGAATGGCAGAAGCTACGTGAGCGCAACGAGGCGCTCGACTGCCGGGTCTATGCGCGCGCCGCCGCCTGGATCGCCGGTGCCGATCGCTGGACCGAAGCAATGTGGTGCGACCTGGAGAGCCAAGTCGCAGCCTCCGATGAAGGAAGCGACGATCAGCCGGTGTTCCAGAATATCGCCGGTATCGTTCGGCGCCGTCCCGAGCGGCGCGGCCGGCGCGTCTTTCGATCGAGCTATTTCAGCTGACCTGGCCAGCGCTTGCGAATGGCTGAACAAACGGAGGGGAACGTGAGCGGCGCGGAATGGGCAATCACCGCCGCCTTTGCGGCGCACGCGCTCGCGGTGATCGCCGCTCTTGTCAAGCTCGTAGCGTGGGCAGCGGCGAGCCAGGCGAAGTTCGAGGCTCGCCTCGATGGGATCGAAACGAAGGTCGACAACGACGTCGCCGGCCGACGGATTGTCGCCGAACTGCGCGCTGACGTCGCGGCGATCAAGGCGACGCTTGCCGAACTCAAGGACCAGATCCGCAGGTTCACTCCCGAGCGGCAATGACCCACTTGAGCGGTGCTGTTTGGGCTGAGGCATGACCCTGGAAGACCTGACCGCGCAGCGCGACGCGCTGCTCGCCGCCCGCTTTCGCGGCGTGCGCACGGTGGAAGTCGACGGACGCCGCGTGACTTACGCGAGCGACGCCGAGATGGCAGCCGCGATCACGGACCTCGAACGACGGGTCGCGGCAGCCCAGGAGGGCGGTCGCAAACGCCGCATTCTCACGTCCGCCTCGAAGGGGCTTTGAGTGCTTGCTTCGCTGACAGCGTTCCGGCGGCGGGTCGGGGCCTTCATCGGCGGCTTCGAGGCGGGGCTGGCGAACCGCCGGCTCAAGGGATTCCAGCCCAGTCGCGCGCACCTCAACACGCTGATTGCCGCGGCCGGTCCCGACATCACGGCGCGTGCCCGCTGGCTAATTCGCAACAACGGCTACGCGGCGAACGCGATCGAGAGCTGGGCTGGCAATGTGGTCGGCGCCGGCATCAAGCCGTCGTCCCTGATCAAGGATGCGGGCGCCAAAGCGCAGGTCCAGAAGCTCTGGCTCGACTGGACCGATGAGGCCG